TCTTCTCCTATGTACGCTAATGAAAAAATGTCATGATCAGGAATATCCGGATTCAACCATTCACTAAATTCTGATTGAATTGCATGAGCATCTTCATAGTCCTTTTGTTCACAGAGAGAATGAATACGATCAACTGCCCAATCGTGTGATGTCCGAAGAGTCTGTTCCAAAGTTTCCATAATCTTTTCGCATGTAGCGTCCTAGAATATTGCTATTGTAGTACGCTGGGATGCCGTTGTCAAGAGACTCTCTTAACACATTATTTAGGAAAAGTTGCTTTGTTTCTTCATAGTTACAATCACCTTTTGTCTTATGCAGAGACAATATTTTCCTTTCAAAACATTCCTTACTGTATTTCTTAACATCTTCTTTAAGTTCTGGACAAGATCCGTAATATTTTTTCCAATCGGATTCTTGTTTTACTCTTCTTTTCTTACCAGGAGGAGTTCTGAACGACCAAAAGTACTTGCGTCCCAAATAACTTCTACCGGTGATCTTACAGTGAATGTGATATACGAATCCAAAATGATCTTCTATATGATCTGATTCAAATATTTCCCCATTGAATCTCCATGGGTTCTCATAGCTCATTTAATAATCTTATAGAGCTATTATTTATCTTCAACCGGGACAAACCTAGTCTACACAAAAAAGGAGACTTGTCAAGCCTCCTTTAAGTTATGTTATAATTCAATCAATTCTAAAATCCAGAATTACGCATATCTCTCATAGCATCTTCTTTTGCTCTTCTAGGTCCAGGACCTCTTCTGTTATTTCTTTTTTGTTTTGCAAGTCCATGTTCTCGATTTTTTCTATTACTTGCTATTTTATGAATACTATTTGCTTTTTCGTTATCTCCGGATGCTTCTAATTCTTTTACTCTTGTTTGAATTCTTCTACCTCTAGGTGAAGTTGCTCTAGACTGATTTCCATTCCCAGAACTATAAGGATCATAATTATCATGGTATCCAGTGTCTTCAAATCCTTCAGAAAAATAATAATCAACCATATCATCCCAAGTATATTCAGAAAGATCATAACCTTCTTCTACAAGTTCATTTACCCACTCTTCAACTTCTTCTGCAAGAAGATTTGCATGATAGGTTTCAACGAGTGATTGAATAAAACTCTCATCAAGTTCAGTCATGAGATATTCTGCTTCTTCAATGGTATCTGCATGTCCATAATCAAACAAATACTCAAGAACTAAATCATAAGCATCATATGATTCCTTTTGTGTTGCAGCTGCTTGTGCTTTTCTTCTTTCTTGTTCAGCAGCGAGAGCAGAACCTGCTGGTGCTGGTTTGTTTAATGCATCTGGAGTATTTGCTTTTTTAAGATCTGCATTTACACTCTTTAAATCGGGGATTGCGGGAGTTGGTCCAGTAGTTGGAGTTTGGTTTTGTTTTTCATTAGGACCTGGTTTAGTTCTAGTTGCAGAAATCTCATCATAACCAGATTGACCGGGTTTTACTCTATCAGCAAGTTTTGGATTTGCTCTTGCCCACTTCTGCATTGCAGTTTCACCTGCCGGTGCTTTATCTGCTACCTTTGGTTTTGCTGCTGGTTTTGCTGCTGGTTTTGAACCTCCACCAGAACCGCTTCCACCACCACTACCAGTAGGAGCAGGAAGTTTTGGTGCTGGTGGAGGTGTTGTTACTTTCTTTGCTTGATTATATCTGTCTTTGGATTGCTGTGACCAACCCATGGTTCTAAATTCACCATCCTTAATTCTACCTTCTCTACCACCAAGTTTTGCGAGAGCACTACCTTTGGTAAAATCGGCATTAGACGCATTTGTTGCTTTTCCACCTGTTGGAGAAGGTCCTTGACCACCACTACCTGCTCCTGCCAGTTTAGCACCAGCATAAGGTAGACCAACAAGAGCACCAGCACCTAAAGCACCTAAACCAATTTTTTTTGTGGTTGGACTTGTCAATGCTGTCTTAGCACCTTTAGCAATATCTTTTACTTTTGCAATTGGTTTCATCATTGACGCAGCTCTAGCAGCATCATTAGTATTTTTAAATCTAAGTGATGCAGGAGATCCATCAGTAGAAGCAACTTTAAATCCTGCTTTTGTTGTATTTTTATTTGCTAATTTTTGATAAGCGGCAGCCGTTCTTACCGGATCACTACTTTTAAGAAGTCTGTCAGCAGCTTTCATTCTTGCTGGTTTTGAAGCAACTCTTCCCGCCAGACTAAGTGCTTTTGTTGCAACTTTTCCAATCAATGACCCCAAACCTTCAGAAATAGCAAAGTCAAAGATTTCTAATTGTTCTACAATATAATCTTCAGAAACTGTACTTTCTGTAAGAATATTTTCATCAAAACTTAGATACTTTTCGATGATGTCTTGTTCCGAAGAAGTTGCTAGGAATGTTATAATTGCATTTGCACTATAACCTTCATAAACCATTGATGATGAAATAGTAGCAAGTATGTCTGCTACTAATTCCGTGGTTTCCTCATCATAGTGATCGGAGTTCTCATTTAGTTGTTGAGCGTCTCTATTTGCAATGTGCTCATAGAGATAATTCATATCTCCGAAAACTTCTGTAGTTAGATTAGACATTTTAATAAAACTTCTTTTCTGTATAAAGTTATTTATAAAAAAAGGAGAGTATTATCCCTCCTTTGTCACTATTCAATTAACTTAGAGAGTTTGGAAAGTGGATCAGACTCCCTTAAAGTTATGTTAGAGTTTTATAATCAACCTTTTGTTTTTTTACCTCTTGATTTATCATGTTCATCTCTCCTTTGCGATGTATAAAATGCATCAAATTGTTGAGCATCTTTTTGTCTACGTTGTTTTATGTTATTTGGTCCAGTTCTACCAAACGATCTTCCGGGTCTTTGAATATTTGGTTGATCTCGTGAATCTTGTCCATACCAAGCACCAGCAGACCCAACACCAGCAGAATGACGCTCAAGATTCCTTACTCTTCCAACTTGGCTAGATTTAAGTAATCCCTTTTTAATCATTTCTCGTTCAGGACGATTTGCTTCATCAATAATCTCTTCTCTCCACTCTTCGCTCATATTTGCCATGATTTGAATTGCTGCATCTTCCGTATCAGCATAACCTTCATCAATCAAGTGTCCCTTGATTACATCAAATACATCAAATGATTGTGTCAATCCTTGACGCTGGCGTGATGCTGCTTGCATTGCCTTAATGTCATTAACACCACTTGCAAGGCTTGGTCTACCAGTAATTGGAGGTAATGCAGGTGGTCTCAATGGAGGATTACCAGTCGTTGCTGTAGGTGCTGGTGTTGCAGGTTTAGCGGCAGGTGCTGGTGTAGCAGGTCTAGCGGCAGGTGCTGGTGTAGCAGGTCTAGCGGCAGGTGCTGGTGTAGCAGGTCTAGCGGCAGGTGCTGGTGTAGTGGGTTTTGCCGCAGCGGGTTTCAATGGTTCACCAGCACCAACTTTTCTAGAGATTTCAACTTCTTGACCAATTCTGCGTCCTGCTGCATTAACTGCACTACCAACAGCACGAGTTGCAGAGTTAGCTACACTACCAACAGCATTAACAGATCTTTGAACACCACCAGCAATTGCTTGTCCCATTTTTATTTTATTTCCTATATCAGCCTTAACGGCACCTACTGCCGCTGTACCTAACCTCTGAGCACCACCAACAACTGCTTGCCCTGCACCTTGAACTGCTCTTGATGCCCCACCTAATGCACTCTGACCGGCAGAGACTGCTCTCTGAGCGGTTCCTTGAACTGCTTGAGCAACTGGAGTAACTGCTCTTTGAACTGTTCCTGCTGCTCTCTGAACGCCACCAACTGCTGTTTGACCAAGAGCAGTAGCACCACGAACTGCTCCCTGAGCAGCTCCTGTTGCTGCTGTACCCAGTCTCTGAGCACCACCAACAACTGCATTTCCTGCTCTTTTAACAGTACCAACTGCTGTCTGACCTGCTCTTTGGGCGCCCGCAACAGCACCCTGAACTTTTTTCTGAGCCCCAGAAACAAATCTATCAGCACCGGCCCCAATACCTTGGAAGAAACCTGCTTCTATCAAATATTGTTCATCAAGAACACCAGTTTCAAAAAGAATCGAATCAATATCTTCTACTGCCATTTCTGACATATAAACTTCAGCAGTATTGTATCCTGGAACAAATCCATTATATACAAGATAATCTGCTACAGTTTGATATGCTTCAGAAATAAATTCTTCTGTTAAATATGATTCCCAGAGATAATCTTCATTAACTTGTGGAGCATAAACTGCATTATATGCCTCCATCAAATCAACTACATGATTAGGTGTAAGTCTTGACATTTTTTTTATTACTTCTTTATAGTTTTATTTATAAAAAAAGAGTCCCGAAGGACTCTTAATTCACATCATCATTTTTTTTACCCAACCATTCCGTCTCATAATCATAATCACCAAACATAAACTCATCTAATTCTGCAGCATCTTTATATGCGTTCAGAATTTCTTGTTCACACCATTCATCATAATTGGAATCCTGAGAAAGTATCTTTGGTAACATCCTGTTTAATTCCTCCGATAATATAACTTTCAACTTCCGTTTCTTGAGGTGCCACTTGAAGTCCCTTAGAAGAAATCCAGTGCTCAGTCCATGGAAGTGGATTGTTCTTAGCGGGAATATCATAAAGAGGACGAAGACCAATTGCCTTCATTCTACGATTTGCAATCCACTCAACATATTGCTGAAGAAGTTTATCATTCAGACCAATCATAGAACCATCCTTGAACAGATACTCTGCCCAAAGTTTCTCCTGATTAACTGCACTCTCAAAGGTCTTGTAGACCCATTGCTCTTCTTCTTTGGCAATTCTTTGCATCTCAGGGTCATCACCCTCCTTCCACTTGTTTAGAATGTTCTGAGTGATGACCAGATGTTGATTCTCATCACGAGCGATCAATCCAATGATCTTTGCACTTCCTTCCATAAGTTTGAGTTCGCCAAATGCAAAACTGCAAGCGAAGCTGACATAAAAGCGAATACCTTCAAGAATATTAACGTTTGCAACTGCTCTGAATAACTTTCGTTTGAGTTCATATCTTTCTGCCTGTGCGTAGGGAACTTGTTCTTGGGCGTATTTCCAAAGTTCAGAAGTTCCATAATGTTGGGCACTATTGATAAAATCATTATATGCTTCGGTTACACTTACGGCACGTTCGAGGATTCTTTCATCTCTAAGAATAGTATCAAACACATCCGAAGGATCTGAATATACATTTTTGATGATATAGGTATAGGATCGTGAGTGAATCATCTCCATAAACTCCCAAACTTTCATACACGCTTCCAGTTCAGGAAGAGAGCAGTAGGGAGCAAATGCCATTCCAGGTCCACGACCTTGAACGCTATCAAGCATAACTTGATATTTTAGGTTAGAAGTAAAAATATGCTTT